GCGACGCTTGGCCCTGAAGGTTCGCGCCGATGAACTGGATACGACTGAGGCTTATGCGGGTTTCCCATCGCATCAGCGCCATGACCGTGGCGGCGTAGACCTGCAAACGGGTGAAGTCGTTGAACGGCTGATCGACCAGCTCAGGCAGCAGGCTGCCGTATTCACGGCGCATCACGCGGGTGCCGATGCGGGTAGTCAGGGTGTCCGTGATGGACTGGGCGATGTGTTCGACCAGGCCGAGGGCCGCGCCGGTTTCTCGGTTCATTCCGGTTTCCCCGTCTTCGCTCCGCCGGCCATGACACCGCCGTGCGGGTGGTTGACCAGGCTGATATTGGCCGCCACCACGTCCACGGATACGGTGACCTTGCCGGTGATGTTCTGGTTGCCTGTCTGGGTGTAGTCGCCTTCGTGGGTGATCGGACCAACGATATGGATGCCGCCGGTGCTGGTCAGACTGGTGGTGCCGCCTTCGGCCAGCGTGACGTTCAGGTGGTGGGCGACGCTGTCGTACTCGATGACGGTGCCATCGCGGTAGGTACACCGGTGCAGGCCTTCGCGGTCGCCATTGGCAGGAATTTGGTCGCTGAACAGGCCGGTCAGGACGATGCCGTTGCCGAGCTGACCTGACGGGCTGAACAGCATGACTTGTTCGTTAACGGTGGGCGGGTTCCACTCACTGTCGGCCCCGGCCCGGGCGGCGATCCATGGCAGCCAGCCGGTCGTGAGTGATCCGGTTTTGACCTGAACGCGCGGGGGCTTCATTTGGACGGCAGCAATAGTGCCGAGACGGATGAGGTTTTCAATCAGGCGGGCGAGGGTGGCTGAGTCGTTCATGGTGCCGATGGTGGCGCTATGCGCGTGAGAGCGCAGCTCATCGAACTTGTATGTGGGTTTTTTACATTGAATAATTTATTGTTCTGCCCGCGTAAAATTGACTGGTTTAGGGCGGTGATTTTTTAATTCGATGGTGTCCTCTCGACCTACCAGACTGGGCATGGATGAGTGGTGATTGAAGGGAGTTGGCATGGAAATTCAGCAAGTTATTGATTTTGTGGTCGAGCATTGGGGGAAAATTTCGGCGGTGGTCGCTGCGGTGGGTGCTGTGGCGGGAGCAGGAGCAAAAGTTGTAAGCCTTTACAAGGCGTTCAAGAGCCGCGTGAAGAAATACAGAGGTCCGTTAGATTCGAAATTTGCTGATTTTTTATTTGAAAATCGAAACGCTGTGCTGGATTTAGAACTTGTCCTTGATGAGGAACAAAGCCGCCAGTTAGTAGATTGGCAGCTTGGTGAAAACCCTGGAGCGACTACGTTCTTTAGTGTCAAGGCAGACGATGCAGGAACAGAAATTGGATTCTTTCACAATGACCCCGAGATTCACTGGAATATGCGCTTTAGAAGTGATGTCCATACCGAGGGTTTTTTCAAGGTTCACAGCATAGAAGGGCCTTGGCAAGGATGGATGGCGGTAACGCTGAGAGGGGTTGGGAAGGAGCATGTAAAAGACAAGTGAAAGTTGGACTTTAGACTAAATGGGATAGGGTTTTATCTCGAATTATGTCTATGTCCGAAGCCATAAAGCCAGCAGCTGGCGGCACTCACAAATTACCCGGTTTTGAATTGCACGCGTGCCGGCCTCATCTGGACAGCAGCAATGGTGCCGAGGCGGATTAGGTTTTCTATCAGGCGAGGGAGGCTGGCTAAGTCGTTCATGGCGCCGATGGTGGCGCCATGAATGAGATGGTGCAGTACGATTCACTTGTTGACGCGACGGATACAACTTTACAGGGCTACAGCTAAGTATGAGGTTCAGTGTCAAGAATGGAAGGGGAGTCGAGTATGCACGGTATGTGCATGCCAGTGAAGATTAAGAAAGAGAAAGCTTTTAAGCTGTTTAGCTCTGTTCCATAGTTTGATACTTCTCCATGCAGTACCTGGTGGCGATTGAGAGCGTCAAATACCTTGCCGCTTGCTAAGCTTTCTTTCTCCCGAACGCTTTTGCTTTTTAGTATGTCCATGGTGTGCAGGTTTAGTAACTGGTAAAGCAGATCTCTTGTTTCTTGGTTGTCACCGATTTTATCTTGTGCCCAAGCACTTCCTTTGATCTCCGCACCATTTCGAACTTTGTCCATCGCAGAAGGGATGCCTGTAATTTCTGATAAGATTCCATCAGCTTGGGCTAGGAAAACTGGGATGCTTAGAAAGTAGCCTTCCGCGGTCTTACTTTTGTGCGCATTAACTGCAGCGTTGATTGCCTGAGCTCTATCTGGGAACTTTTTTGTTAATTCATCCGCATACCAGTCCATGTCATTTGCATAGTGGGTCTTGAGTATTTCATCTACCTCGTCGCTCTCAGCATCTTGAAGGTTGTCTACTAAATCCCAAACGTCTGTGAAAGAGTTATCCCAGTTAAAGAACCACCCTCGTTCGGAGGCCCTAATCATTGCGTCCCGTGACCTGGCAGGCATATTGTCAATTCGTTCTTTTACAGCTTGCCAGTCAACTTGAACAATTTTCTCTAAAATTGGTGCTATCTTTGATTGCACCTCTACTAGCCATTGGCCAATCTGGTGCGTTATTGCGTTAATTACAGGGAGGTGCGGTGTGAGTGCTTCGGCTAAGTGTTTTGCCAATAATTCGTTTCTTTCGGAGTGTTTTTCATCCAGATCTTTCATGGCTTCCCCTAAAAGTGCAGTAAATATTACATTCAATTCTTGACTTTTCACTAACCGATAAAATGAGTTAGGAGTCCATCACGGATCAGATCTATATCTGCGTCTGTGAAGACTAGCAGTTCTCGCTGGTCATACTTAACAACTGGGGCACCGTATTCGGCGAAATCCTTGAGCCCGTACTGGTGGACTCTCGCAATCCGGGCTATCCGTCCGGTAAAGCCGATGGCTATGGAGTTTCCGTCACATTGCAGCTTCAAAAGGCTGGCCGTGCGCAGCTTCTGAAACATCTTGACCTTTCGATTCACCCTGCCCGGTTTACCGCGCAAATTGCGCCGCTTTCTCGGCGCATACTTGCTGTCATCTGCGTTCCGCTGGGCAATGATTCGCTGTCGCTGGCTGCGACGGAGGGCCTGACCAATGCTGCGGGCCAGTTTGTTGCGCGATGCCGGCTCAACCTGCTCAAGCAATCCTGCCGCCCAATCCTCCAGTGTTTCCAACCGGTTGGTCATTTCGGCAGTACCCACTCGCTACCAGTGCCCTGCGCGTCGGGTATCCAATTTGGATCGAGAAAGTCAGCAGCCCGCTGCGGCTCGCCGGGATGACAGATGGTGGTATTGCCCTGGTCGTCTTTGCCAACCACAACACGCTCAGTCAGCGACAGCGTCAGGCTCATATCCACCTTGCTGTTGTCGAGGATGTCGGCCTCGAACTGAATACCGTCTGAGGCCTTGCTCAGGTTCTCCAGCAGTTCGGATTGGTGGACGCTCAGCCATCCAAGAGTCGGCAGCATGACGCTGTCGGGGTGGCCGGCGAAGTCGGTGAGGATGACCTGCAGGTCGAAGCAGTACTCGAACGAGAACGTATGCGCGGCGGTGCAGCGGATCTTGCCGTTGTCGATGAAGATCAATAGCCGGTCAGGGTTGTGTTTCAGTTCACTGACGGTGGCGAGCAAATGAGCGCGTAGGTTTTCAGGCTTGTTCATCGTTGTATTTCAGTCCCATAGGTTCAACATCTTCCGTTGCGGGGCAGCGGCCTGGGCTTCAGGCATCTGCACCAGAAGTCCTTGCGGCAAGATCGGACCGTGATCGGCGAGGCCGGGGTTGGCTTCGAGTACGGCTTCGGTCACGCCAGCGGTTCGCCCGTAAAGACGCCAGCACAGTGCATCGACGGTGTCGTTCTGCTGGGCCGCGGATGCTGACGGTCATCAGATCAACTCCACGGTGGTGCGGCCCAGACCGAGGAAGTCGCGCACGGCCCAGCGTTGGTCGCGGCGCAGTTCGTCGATGCTCGGGGTCAGTTCGTCGGCGTTCTGGTTGCCGCTGTTGGTGCTGTCGTAGGAGCGGTAGCGTTCGCTAATTTCCGCTCCTGTCGCTGCATAGATCGCCCGTTGATAAAGGTGAACGCGCTCTGAAATGCCCTTGATGAGCTCGGCCGGGACTTCGTCGAGAGTTGCGTAGCCGCTGGCCTGTTGGGCGCGGCGCCATTCGGCGAACTCGCGGTTGACGATGATCGCGGCGGCGATGGTCGCAGTCTCAAGGCGGATCGGGGTAACGCTGGCGTCGATGCGCAAAGTGCCGCGCACGTCGTCCAGATCGATCGATGGCCAGAA